GTCATCCTTGGAACGCATCAATGTGAGAACCATAGCAGAAGCCAAACGTGCCAGAGCCAAACGATTAGCGCAGGAAGAGTTTGAAAAACGCAAAGCAGTGAATCCCAAAGTTAAATTGTCTGAGTGCGAAGTGGATTACAAAAAAATTAAAAAAGAAGACTTGGTGTTTAGAGTCATGACCTATGATCACATACCCAATGAACCGGGTCGTAAAAAAAATCCCAAGAGTTCCGCAGACTCCAAAATCAAAGTGAACTTTCCAGCTTTCCAACATTGGAAGTATGACGAGAAAGACAATCTTTCATGTGTGGGCAAAAGTCACTGGGAAGGTGGCATGCACAATGGCAAGTTTACTAAAGAGGGCGGCAAGCCCACAAACAAACTGGCCATGATGTGGATGAAACTGTGTGAACGTTATGCCACCCGAGGCAATGTGAGAGGTTACACTTATAATGATGAGATGCAAGGACAAGCCATACTGCAATTGACTCAGATTGGTTTACAATTTGATGAAAGCAAATCCAATAATCCATTTGCTTATTATACAGCAGCAGTGACCAATTCGTTTGTGAGAATCATCAATATCGAAAAAAGAAATCAAAATATCAGAGATGACATTCTGGAAATAAATGACATGATGCCCAGTCACACACGTCAAAACGCAGAAGCATATCAAAATGCTGTGGACAGGGAATTCAAAAAGAAAATTTAAGTTATTGACTTTATTCAATTTTTTGTTTACAATGAAGTCTTGGAAATTTATATTTGATGTTTAAAAAAGCAGCAGTCTTTACTGACATACATTTTGGCTTGAAGAGCAACAGCGTGATTCACAATCAAGATTGTGAAGAATTCGTGGATTGGTTCATAGAACAAGCCAAACAAAACAATTGCGAAACAGGCATATTCTGTGGTGACTGGCATCACAATAGAAACTCATTGAATTTGATGACCATGGATGTTTCCATCAAATGTTTGGAGAAACTGGGCAAGGCTTTTGAAAAATTTTATTTCTTTCCTGGCAATCACGATCTGTACTACAAGGACAAGCGTGATATTCACTCAGTGGAGTTTGCAAGATTCATTCCTGGGATCACTGTGATCACAGAGACCACCACCATAGATGATGTGACTTTGGTGCCTTGGTTGGTGGGAGATGAATACAAACAGATCAAAAAAATCAAAAGCAGATACATGTTTGGTCATTTTGAATTGCCGCACTTCTTAATGAATGCCATGATAGAGATGCCAGACACTGGGTTGATACAAGCAGTGGATTTTGTGCATCCAGAATATGTGTTCACAGGACACTTCCACAAGAGACAAACAGCAAGAAACATACATTACATTGGTAATCCCATGCCGCACAACTATGCAGATGTGAATGATGATCAGCGTGGTATGATGATCATGGAACATGGTGGCACTCCCAGATACATCAATTGGTACAATTGTCCAAGATATTTGAAAGTCAATCTGAGTCAATTATTAAATGATGCAAAGAATATCATACTGCCCAAGATGCACTTGCAAGTCACATTGGACATAGACATCAGCTATGAAGAAGCCAGTTTTATCAAAGAAACTTTTATAAAAGATTACAACTGCAGAGAAATTGTGCTGATTCCTGGCAAAAAAGATGATGAAATGACCAGCACACTGGATATCACACGTTTTGAATCTGTGGATGAAATTGTCAGCAAAGAAATCAATGCCATAGAATCCGACAGCTACAACAAAAACACACTGCTAGAAATTTACAGAGATCTACAATGATAAAAATTAACAGTCTAACAGTTAAAAATTTCATGAGTGTGGGCAATCAGACCCAAGGAGTGATGCTGGACAAACAAAGACTCACATTGGTGTTGGGTGAAAACTTGGATCAAGGTGGAGATGATGCAGGCAGCAGAAACGGCACTGGTAAAACCACATTGATCAATGCACTGAGTTATGGACTGTTTGGTGAAGCATTAACAAAAATACGCAGAGAGAATTTGGTCAACAAGACCAACAACAAAAACATGTTGGTCACACTGACTTTTGAAAAGGATGGTGTGAAATATCGCATTGAAAGAGGCAGACGCCCCAACACTCTAAGATATTTTATCAATGACAGTGAACAAGAGATCACTGATGAGAGCCAAGGAGACAGCAGAATGACTCAGGCTGCTATCAATCACATGTTGGGATTATCACATGCCATGTTCAAACACATATTGGCATTGAACACATACACAGAACCGTTCTTGAGCATGAGTGCCAATGATCAAAAAGACATCATAGAACAGTTGTTGGGCATCACACTGCTGAGCGAAAAAGCAGAACTGTTGAAAGATCGCATCAGAGTCAGCAAAGAAGACATGGCCATGGAAAATGCACGTTTGGAAGGTCTCAAAATGAGCAATGAAAAGATCAAAGAAACCATCAACTCATTGAGCAACAAAGAAAAAATTTGGAACACACAAAAGAATTTGGACATTGAAAAACTGAATAAATTCATCAAGGAACTGGAGTCTGTGGACATTGATCAAGAGTTGGCCACACATCAACAGTTGGAAGAATGGACCAAATTCAGCAATGAACTGAAACAATTACAAAAAGATAAGAGCAGTTTGGAAATGACGCTGCTGCAGGCAGACAAAACAGTTAATAAAGTAGGCAATGATCTGGATAAACTGTATGACAAAGCCACTTGTTATGCCTGTGGTCAGGAATTACACAATGATAAATTTTGTGAAATACAACGCAAGTTGGAAGAAGAATATGGTGAAGCAGTCAACTACAATCAAAGCATACAGTCTGAAATAGCAGTGATAGATGAAGCCATCAAACTCATGGGCACACAAGACACACGTCCAGACACATACTATGACACTGTCAAAGAAGCATATGAGCACAGACAACATCTGGAAACTTATAAATCCACACTGAAAAACAAACAAGCAGAACAAAATCCTTATGTGGATCAAATCACAGAACTCAGCACAGAAGCATTGCAAGAACTGGACTGGAGTGAAGTGAATCGTTTGCAAACGCTCAAAGATCATCAAGAATTTTTGTTAAAACTGTTGACCAACAAGGACAGTTTTATCAGAAAGAAGATCATAGATCAGAATTTGGCTTTCTTAAACAACAGGCTCACACACTATCTCACAGCATTGGGCTTGCCGCACACAGTTACATTCAAAAACGATTTGAGTGTGCAGATTACCATGTTGGGCCAAGAACTTGACTTTGACAATCTCAGCAGAGGTGAGCGCAATAGATTGATATTGGGATTGAGCTTTGCATTCAGAGATGTGTGGGAAAGTTTGTATCAAGAGATCAATCTGTTGTTCATAGATGAATTGATTGATTCTGGATTGGACACAGCGGGTGTGGAATCATCCATTGCCATACTGAAACGTATGAGTAGAGAGCGTGGCAAGAGCATATATCTGATCAGCCACAGAGATGAACTCATGGGTAGGGTCAACAACACACTCAAAGTGATCAAAGAAAATGGATTCACTTCCTACAGCAATTCAACTGAATTTCACGAGATATAGGAGCACACATGGACGACACACATGATTTACTGACCAAGGCCTACATGAACTACTTCAAATACAATGAAAAGTTTGCCAAAAGACCCAGCCGACAGAGCAAAATACAGGCCCGAAAATGGTTGAGTGAAATACGCAAACTGGGTCGCACACGCCGAGCAGAAATTGTGCGTGAATACAAACAGCACAAAGAGAAGAATCGCAGCCAGTAGCACGGCGCAGCCGCTGCGGTAGACACTACAGTTTGTACGAAGTACAAAACTGCGGCGCAAAAATTTTGTGTGCCTTTTGGTTACCAAAACTTTTCAATCACTACCAAAATATCACAAAGATCCAAGACTCTGCTGGATGAAATCTCACTCACGTAAGTAATGGCATGCCATGGATGTATGAAGGTCAACCCATAGATTCTCTGCCTGTGGGCACTGTGGGATTTGTGTATCTCATCACCAATCTTCAAACAGGTCGCAAGTACGTGGGCAAGAAATTGGCCCAGTTCAAAAAATCACGTCCACCACTCAAAGGCCGAGTGAACCGACGCAGAAGCCGGGTGGAGAGTGACTGGAAAGACTACTGGGGCAGCAATGAACAGTTGTTGCAGGATGTGCAGCGTTTGGGAATGGATCAATTCACTCGAGAAATATTGTACATCTGTCGCAGCCGAGGCGTGATGGGCTATTTGGAGGCTTTGGAACAGTTTGAACGCAGAGTGTTGGAATCAGATGAATACTACAATGGCATCATCAATGTGAGAATAGGCAGCAGCAATCTGCTGCGAGAAGAATTAAAAAGGCTCAAGGCAAAACCATAGCAACACTGGTGATCGTGAGATCCAGGAAATGCACCCGCAAGGGAAAGTGAATCCTGAGTTGCACTGTAGGCAAAAAGGATGGTGCTCTGTGAAAAAGACACAACACCCACACAGATCAGTGGCTTGAACCGCTGATCCCGTGTTCCGTAGCAATGAAGTCAGCCTGAGGGGGTATAGGGCTACCGCCCCGTGTAGTGATGGCTGTTCAAGATGGCGTGCTCATCTCGTATGACGTCACCACTTCTCCCTGTTCTGGGAGAAGTATGGATCCGCTATCTGTATGAGCGAGCAGTTGCTTCGCAACTTGATTGATTCAAACAGTGAGAGCGCAGCGATCACTTGGACGAACTGGGTTCGTCCACTACTTGTGTTTGGGATCGCGAGGTCTACGTTGTTTTTTCATCTGATCTTGTTCGTCACCCTGCCAAATGTGCCAGGCCATGCCTATGATCAACAGCAGTGTGGCAATGTTCAATATGGTGGTTATCATGAGATTGTCTCCTTTGTGATTAGTTGGTGAGTTGTTTGAGTGCCTGTGCAGCGTCATGCGGCAGGTTAGGATCGAATTCTGTGACTGACTGCCACAGATTTTCTTGCGCGGGTGCTGATCGCACCCTGTAGAGGTCAGTGTGAGGCCAAGATTTCACTTGCAGAGCCTGCAGCACAGCATGACTGTACACATGCACACTCTCGGGCTGCATGTTCAGCAATCTGTCTATGTTGGCATGATTCAACACACTGTGATAGGTTTGTATTTGAGTCACTAGATTATTCTCAGCAAAGTTTCTGGCAAATTGGTTGCCGCGCAGCCACGTGGTGGCTGAATCAATCTGCACATCTTCTGCTCGCAGTCTGCAGCGTATGTGTGAGAAGCCCATGTGTCTCAATCGCTCTGCTGTGTGACGTCCCACACACTGTATGGGCAGATTCAATAATTCTGTGATGGCGTGTTGATAGTGTTGTATGGCCGCAATGTGTGTGATCAGCAAAGGCTGAGTCACAGCAGCCACATGCGCCACTGCCTCAGTGGTGATACAGGGCAACCACAGGTCCCCGTCCGGTATGGTGTGATTCACGTTTGACTGTGTGTACACTCTCATCGTAGGAATATTTAAGTGCAGACTGAAGAGATTAAAATATATTATTTGGTTCTAGACGCCGTGCTGGGCTGTTAAAAGAATGGCATGCCGGTCTTTTTGGCAGTTTCCAGGTTTTCTTTGATGATACGGCCGATGATTTCACGATCTTCATAGCTGATCATGAACAGATCTTCCAAACTCATGCTGCCCCGCATGTACCAGGCCATTTTGAACAGATCCATTTTGAAATTTTTGGTTTCATTCTCCATGTCCTTGACTTCTTTTAAGATAGTCGGCAGAGAGCTGGGCAGTATTTTTATGCGAAAAAATTTGATTGATCAAATGTCACAGGCACTTCAAAAGTGGCAGGTGCGCCTGCTTTGATGTCTTCAGGTGTGCTGGTGACCTTGATGGGTTTGATGCTGAAAGAGTCTCTTTGTTTTTGCACATGCTCCATCACAGCAGAATAAAAATTCTTTTCTGACTTGGCAATGAATTCCGTGATGTGTGCGGGATCTGTGACCACCACTCCATCCACCGCTATGCTGACCACACTGTTGGCCACCATGGCTATGGTGATATCTGTGAGTTTTCTAAAGCTCTGTTGAAACATTCCCACTTTGGTTTGCTCATCCAGTTTGTCGTCGTTGACCACGTTGACTATTCTTTGTTCTTCAAAACTTTTGATTGCACCATCAGTGAATTCTTTGTAGTTGATGGGTCTTAAGGTCACTGTCATGGCACCTATCTGCATGGTCTCCGCAAACTGACCCGCCATGAGATCATCCAAAGCCAGACGCAAGTCCATGCTGAAATCTCGTTTGATGGTGGTGTTGGGCACAGTGATGTTCACATCCATGCTTTCACCGTAGGTGGCAATTCTGATAGCAATCAACACAGCATCCAAGTCTATGCTGGGCATCAGCCAAGCATTTTTAATATTGGGCACACAACTCTGTATCACATCCACAGTGGCCTGACCATTCATCAGTGCATCAGGAGTTTTGAACAGCAATTCGTCTTTGGCAGTCATGGCATACACTGGCAGTTCACCTGTGGCAGGCATGTCCAACACACCAGCCGGGTAGAATTTGCCTTTGCTGGGCAAGCGCATGTAGTTTTTGACCTGTCTAAAATACTTCTGTAAAGGATTGCTGCCCTGTTTAATTTGATTTTCCGCCATTATTACCTCCGTATAAATAAGTGTGATTGTGCATATTAATGTATTATGTGTATATTTATAGTCTGAATTAACTGGGTATTTAATAAATGGCAGATGTAAGGGTAGATCAACCAGGCGGTACGCTGGACGGCGCTGTTCTAAGAGGTGCTGCATCAGAATCCACACTACAAGCAATTCTACAAAAAATTGGTGCAGATGGAAAAGGTGCCAAAGAAGCCACTGCCATGGCCAAGAGCATGAATGAGGTCACCAAAAGTGCCAAAAATGCCTCCACTTCATTTGATCAGCACATCACCTATCACAAAAAATTTTCCAGCGTGATACAAGATTTTGGTATCAACATAGTCAAAGGCACAGACAAATTTGGAGATTTCACTTCCAGTCTCACTGGCTACATGTCACAGTTTGGTTTGGG